AGGTGACGTTTCTGTTGATACAGCAAAAAAACTTCAGAAAATCGAAGAAACAGGTGAGAAAGTAAAAGGCGTTGGTGAAAAAATGTCTGTTGGAGTAACCGCGCCTATTGTAGCGGCAGGAGCAGCAGGTCTTGCAGCATTTGGTGAAGTTGACGAGGCACTTGATACCATCATTACGAAAACTGGAGCAACAGGTGATCAAGCTGATAGACTTTCACAGTCTTTCAAAAACGTTGGTTCAAATACTCATTTACCTTTACAAACGGTTGGGGAAGCTATTGGTGAGGTAAATACGCAATTTGGTTTCATGGATAAAAAACTGGAAGATTCAACCAATTATCTTCTACAGTATGCTGAAATCAATGATACAGATGTTTCGCAATCAGCAATATCTGCTCGACAAGCTATTGATGCTTATGGACTAGAATATGATGATTTGAATTCTGTTCTTGATGTAACAACGAAAACATCGCAGAATACTGGTCAGTCTGTAGATGACTTGATGCAAAAAGCAATTGATGGCGCACCACAAATTAAACAATTAGGATTGAGCTTTGGTGAAGGGATCACTTTACTTGGACAATTTGAGCAATCTGGTGTTGATTCAAGTGCAGCTTTAAGTAGTTTATCTAAAGCAACAGTGGCTTATGCGAAAGATGGAAAATCTTTAAGTCAAGGACTAGGAGAACTACAAGACAAGGTAAAAAATGCAGGTTCTGAAACAGAAGCCATCAATGCAGCAGCAGAAGTATTCGGGACTAAAGGCGGTCCTAGAATGGCCGATGCAATTCGTAGAGGTACTTTGAACCTAGAAGATTTAGCAAAAACTGCTGGAGAAAGTGGGGGAGCTGTAGGAGACACATTTGATGCTACTCTCGATCCAATTGATCAAGCCGATCAAGCTATGAACAATGCGAAATTAGCAATGGCTGACGTAGGCGAATCAGTCCAAGTAAGCCTTTTGCCTTTTTTTGAAAAAGCAACTTCCTTATTACAGGAATTCTCTAAATGGTGGGGGTCTCTAGATCAGGATACAAAGAATTGGATCATAACAATTGCTGGTATAGCGGCAGTAGTTGGACCAGTACTAATCGTTCTTGGTTCACTGATGGGATCTGTTACAAAAATCGTTGGGGGAGTTAAAAGTTTTATAGGAGTTTGGCAAGGACTTGCTGGTTTATTTGGAATGTCTGGTGGCTGGTTTGCATTAGCAGTTATAGCTATTGGCGCATTAGTTACTGGACTTATTTGGGCATATAATAACGTTAAATGGTTTCATGATGGAGTGAATTCTTTCTTCAAAGGTGTTTCAGATGTAGCTGTTGAAATATTCAATTTTTTGGGTGGTTATTTTGGTGGATTTTTCGATGGTGTTATAGCAAATTTCAATAATTTTTATAATGCTGGAAAACGAATTTTCAGTGGTTTTCTAGATTTTATCACTGGAGTATTTACAGGAAATTGGTCAAAAGCATGGCAAGGTCTAGTTGATATTTTTGGAGGTATTTTCGATGGTATTGTTGCTGTGGGAAAAGCTCCTATTAATGCCATGATTGGATTGATTAATGGATTTATTGGTGGATTGAATAATATAAAGATACCAAAATGGGTTCCTGGTGTAGGCGGAAAATCATTTTCTATTTCTAAACTACCTTATTTAGCGCAAGGGGGCCATCTAATTAATGGACAAGCGATTGTTGGTGAAGCTGGTCCAGAGTTACTGACTGCAAAAAATGGAAAAACAACAGTTACTCCATTATCTGACGAAGAAAAACGTAGAGGCATTGGCGGAAAAGTTTCTGGTGGTAATATTGAGCAGCATATCCATATTGGAAAAGTTGATGCAAATAATCCATCAGAATTAGATCGAATGAACCGTAAATTTGCAAGAGCTAATCGACAAGCTATTTATGATTTGGGAGGTGTGCCAGAATGAGTCAGCGATTTATGAATCCAGACGAACCAAACTTTATCTGGAAAGACTTAAATGCAGCCCTCGATATGGATTGTATTATTGAAAGTGAACTTCCTGAAATTATGCCGACTCAAAGATATGAAACATACACCGTTCAAGGTAGAAATGGTGAACTGAATGAAACCTTTGGTGATTATGAATCTTTTGACTTAGAAATCGAGAATATAACTGTTCCCCATTCTAAACTTCGAGAGGTCAAAAAGTGGCTTTCTGGAAGAAGTAGACTAATTACGCATAATGATCCAGATAAATATTTAGATGCTATTTGTAATCTAGGTGAAGAAGTCAAATTCGAAAACGAATGGGGCTTCTTTTATACGTTTGCTGTCACGTTTAGATGTCAACCATTTAAGCGAAAACTGAATGAACAACCAATTGAAATTAGTACAAATGAAATCG